ATCGCGCGGCTAAGTAATACTAACTGCGCTTTCCTGGAGCTATAGATTAACGGTTAAATCATGTCACTGTCACTGACAAGATTCGGGTTCAATTCCCGGTAGCTCCGTTGACACTAATATGTGTCATTCTGTCCACTATCTCACAACAACATGAGCAAACAGTTTGAATCAGCTTATGATGAAATCATTGAGACAATTGATTACAACGAAGCGAAGGAAATCGCTGATCATGGTTGTCAATCTGGTGTGTGCAGCAAATACATATATTATGCTGACACCATCCGCTTCTTTGACAACTATGAAGAAGAGATTACCGACTACATTATTACTAACTTCGGAAATGATTTCCTAGTCAATATATTTCAAGATAACAATTGCTGTCTTGATATGTATAAGAATGATGTAACTTGGTGCTACGTTGAGTTAATTTGTTCTCAAATCGTTGATGAGTATGAGTCAACAACTCTGGAAGAATTAAGCAATGATTCTTATAACCCAGAGCGATCAATGACTGACACTAGGTATGCATTAGCATGACTTCAATCGTTGTCACTATTTGTATCATTATTCTTCTTTATATATTCTTGAAGAATACAATCAATCATTGTTAAGATTCTCTCTCTAAGTGTTAGCTTCGGCTAACATTTACTGAGTGGTTCTTATCACTCTCCATTCACAATCGCCTCGGCATTATGCTTACTTTCGATTCCACACATGAGTATTACTTAGGGCCAGACGCTAGCATATACTATTGCGATGAACATGAGGCACTAATTGTTACTCGTGATCATGAAGATAGATTGTTAATTAACGGCGTAAGTAAGTCCACTATGTTAAAGTTTGCTGCTAAATTGTACAAAGAAAGCTTAAAGAATGAGCTATCTAAGGACAAGGACGCAGAGAGCAAGGACGCAGAGATCAAGGACGCAGTCAGCTAGTATGGTACAATGGAGGGGGTTCGATTCCCTCTCCTAGCTATTGGGATTAACCTCCCATTTGTTCACCTAACTGTTTATTATGGCAGCAACAACTAAGAAGCTACAACCAAAGCCAGTCCGTAAGACTAGCGAAGAGCAACTACCAGTTGTTATTACTAAACAGCGTGACTTTACACACAAGGAACCTATCATTATTCCTTCACACCTTGAGGAAGTACCAGTAATTAGTGCAGCATCCTACATCAAGGACGCACGTAACCGCTGGTATATCCATAATGTAGAGTTGAAGGAAACATGGGATGTTCATGTTGATTTATTTAACAAAGTAAAGCCACATGTTTTAAAGGCTCATGACTATGTTGTTCAACGCTATCAAGAGTTAACAACTAAAGATTGAATCTCTCTCTAAGTCCCTTCGGGGATTTACTGAGGGACTCACCATCCCTTATCCTTTGTATTAAACTATGAACGATTTTAAGAAGTATGAATTCACCATTAAGGTGAAAACTAATCACGACCCTCGCAAGGCTATCTTTGAGATAGTTGATGCATTAAAGGGTATGTTACCTGTTCTTTCTATTGAACATCGTTTAATAGAGGACAGGCCGACGACTGATGAGCATCATGGAGGTATTACCAATGAAGGTAGTACCTAACTGGCAACATCATTCAAACAAACAACAGAAGCGCACCTTGAAACCTCAAGCTCTGCGCTCTGCTAAACGCCGAACTAAGGCATTAATTAAACAATTGATTCACAATCGCCATGCCTAAGTATCACATTACACTAGAAAGTGGGAGAGATTTTGTTATAAGTTCTCCTTATGACTCAAGAATCCCTTACGAAGCTTATTCTTTAGCATATGATGCTATGGATGAAGCTGCTTTAATGGATGATTACCTTATAGATGTGGAGTTAATTGATGCCTAAAAGAAAAAAGAAACCTTACTTCCATAATAATGTGGAAGAGATCAAGGACGCACCTGATGAATGCTTTCCTGGACTAGAGTTTGAAGAGCTCATGGACTGGAAGTTACACGGTTATGAGATACCAGCTACAGTTCTTTGTATTATACGTGAGCAAAAGCCCAACGGTAAGATCAAAGAACACGTGTACCAACGTAGGCATGCTGCTAATCGCAAGATAAAGCAGATGATATATAATGGACATGAGTTTAGTATTGTAGATCGTGAAGGGTGTCAACATGTTATACCTACCATCCCTGAATATGATGACCCGCTCGCTTGAGGATATACAGACCTATGAAAAGCAAGCATTAGATTTGCTTTCAGAAGATCATCCTCATTATGATGAAATCAAACAACTACTAACTGAACAAATCGAAGACGAAGTATGGGAACATGCCAACTCCCGCCCAAATTGATGAGCAAATCGCTCTCGAAAGGCAGCAAATATCTCAAGGACTTAAGAAGCTGAGAGATAACACCAGGCAGTTAGAGGACAAAGAATATGCGTCTGCTACTGCCTATGGTGCTGCCAGTATTGATTCACTATTACCACTTGTAGTTGATCGTATCCAAGATACATTCAGCTATCAGATTAAACGTGGCAAGAATGGTGTAGCTTTTAAAGAGATACATCAACATCTTGCACATATAGAACCACTAGCTTTAGCAGCTATTGCTTGTAAACTTACATTTGATAAAGTATTTGGACGCAAGATTGACAGCAATTTAGCAGCTAATGTATGCGATTCAATAGGTAAAGCTATAGAAAATGAGTGCCAGATGCGCCATTATGAAAGTTGTGCACCAGGCTTGTTAGCTAAACTTAAGGAGAACTATTGGCATGAAGCTATAGGGACGCACCAAAAGGTTGTAGTCATAAGGACTATGATGAATAGGTGTAATGTAGAACCTTGGCCAGCATGGAATAGGAACTTAAGAGTTAAACTAGGTGGCTGGTTACTTGGCTGTATAATGGAAGCAAGTGGTTGGTTCTTTAAACATAATCAACGTGTAGGTAATAAAACCAAGGTCGTAGTTCTACCAACGCCTGAGTTCTTAGAAATCAAGGATCAGGTTATAAAAGATAGTGAGTTATTCTCTCCTGAAGCATGGCCTATGCTCATTGAACCTAACGATTGGTCTAACGACCGATGTGGTGGGTATCTACTCAATGAGATCATGCGTGGTCACAAGATGGTCAGGCATGGAGATAACGGCCGTATACAGGGAGAAAAAACTATTGAATTTCTCAATCGGATACAGAAGGTTGGGTATCGACTTAACCCATTCACAATCGAAATCGCAAAGGTTTTTCAAGAGAAAGGGGTTAGTGTTGGGAAGTTTATACCAATAGTTGAGATACCGCTCCCACCAAAACCAATAGATATAGCAGAGAACAAGGACTCGAGGAAGCGATACCGTAGACAGGCTGCAGAGGTGATGAATAAGAATGCTAATGCATTTAGACGTTCATGCCGAACCAGGATGACTATGGAAGCAGTTAGAAGATTTGAAGATAAGGAAAGGTTCTATATACCTTGGTCTTTTGACTATCGGGGGAGAGCTTATCCTATTCCTGCTTTTCTAACTCCTCAAGACACTGACTTTGGCAAGGCTTGTATAAGATTTGCTGATGAGTCACCTGTTAATGAGGAAGCTAACGACTGGTTAGCTTTTCAAGTTGCTACTACTTATGGTCTTGATAAAGCCACGATGGCCGAAAGGTTGCAGTGGACTAGAGATAACCACTCTTTAATTAGTAGAATTGCTACAGACCCAATAGGTAATAGACCTGATTGGGAGGTTGCTGAAGAACCGTGGCAGTTTGCCGCAAGCTGTGATGAGTATTATCACTGTGTTATATTAAAAGACAAGCTCTGTACGGGTCTATGTGTAGCAACAGACGCTACATGTAGTGGTCTACAGATCCTAGCGGGTCTCGCCCGAGATAAAAAGACAGCCCAACTTGTTAATGTAATACCTTCACCCCGACCTCAAGATGCTTATAAGGTTGTCGCTGAGGTATCTAAATGGAATATACCTGACAGAATACGTCCTGTGTGGGATCGTAAGTGTGTGAAAAGAACTGTCATGACAATTCCATATAATGCGAAACCTTTTTCCAACCGTTCGTATATTAGAGATGCTTTAAAAGATAAAGGTATAGAGATCGAGAAAGATGAACTAACTCAAACAGTCCAAGCTGTTAGAGATGCTATGCATAATGTAGTTCCTGGACCGATGTCTGTTATGAAGTGGATTGAAACTGAAGTATCAAAAATTATTAAGTCTGGTATGAAAAAGCCAGGTGATATAGTAATATTGGAATGGGAAACACCATCAGGTTTCATAGTTAGTCAAAAACTAATGAAGCGTGAGACCCAAACTATAAGATTACAGTTACTCGGTAGATGCGAGCTTGATATAGCCAGAGATACAGATGAGGTGTCTATTACAAGACATAAGGCAGCCACGGCTCCTAACCTCATACACAGCCTGGACGCAAGCTTGTTACATTTAAGTACTATTAGGTTTAATGCTCCTATAGCATTGATCCATGATAGTGTCTTATGCAGAGCCACTGATATGTCTTTACTGTCTCGTTTAGTAAGAGAAACCTATATGGAACTCTTCGCTGAACAAGATTACTTAACCGAATTCGCTAACCAAATAGGTGCGGATACGAAACCACCGATTATAGATGATCTTGAACCATCAACTGTAATTGACTCAACTTATTTCTTTTGTTAATGTATTATCCATCATTATTTGAATCATTCTTCTCACCTACTAGGATAGTAGTGGTCTCTGAAGAGAGACTTAAAGCTGCTGAACTAAAGGTAAAAGAGGATGAACTAACTGCTGTTGATGTTCGTATCACCGAACTCAAAAAGTACAAGGACGAACTAACTGCACAAGTAGCTAAGCTTAAGCCAGCTAAAACTGGTAAGGACTTAGACGCATTAGATGGTGCAGATTGCGATGTCTAGAACTATACATAAAACAGATAACGTAACACTAGAAGGTTTTCAAGCTATACTAGAACCTAGTAAGTTTGGTTACTCTCTAGCTGCTGTAGTCGGTAGTGATACTATCGAGACGTTAGAATCAGAACGGGCTGAAGTCCTTAAATGGGCAGAGTCCAAATTGAAAAACCCTAAGCGTAGTACTCTCAAACCAGAACCTTGGGAAGAAGTTGCAGATGGGAAGTATAAGATCAAGTTCTCTTGGTCTGAAGATAAAAGACCTCCCGTGGTAGACACGGAGGGTTCACCTGTTACAGATACAAAGACACCGTTATATGCAGGATCTACTGTTAAATTGGGCTTCTATCAAAAGCCTTACATTCTACGGGATGGGGTTACCTATGGTAGTTCTCTTAAGTTGGTTGGCGTACAGGTTGTCTCAGTAAAAGGTAATGCTGGCGTTGATACCGGTGACTTAGACGCTACGGAAGTAGCAGAACTATTCGGTACTACATCAGGATTCAAAACAAGTGATCCTAATGTAACTCCATCCACCAATGACGAAGAAGAAGACGACTTCTAAATACAGATCAGGTCTGGAAGAGAGGGTCGCTGATCTTCTCTCTGGGCTTGGTATAAGTTATGAATACGAGTCGGAAAAGATATCTTATGTTATACAGCACAATTACACACCTGATTTTGTACTCCCTAATCATACTTATTTAGAATGTAAGGGGTACTGGGATGCTGCTGATAGGCGTAAGATTAAGAAGGTAAAGGAGGACAACCCTGATTTAGATTTAAGGATGGTCTTTCAATCACCATATAATACAATTAGTAAGAAGTCCAAGACAACATATGCTCAATGGTGTGAACGCCATGACATACCCTGGACGCACTTTCATGATATACCACTTGACTGGTTAATCTAATGACTGAAAGCGAGTTCGTGAGGCACATGCCTTGCGACAACTGCGGGTCATCAGATGCGAATTCATTGTATACTGATGGCCACACTTTCTGTTTTGTGTGTCATCATAGGACAGGAGGTGATGATGAAATTGTTCACAATCGACAAATGACCACCAATGTCCAACTCAAAGGACAAGCCGAAAGGCTTAATAAACGAAAACTCTCTGAAAAAACTAACCAATTCTATAGGATTTACAGAGACGGAGACACTCTACGCTTCCCATATTTTACAAGCGATGGAGTTCTTCAAGGCGTCAAAGTAAAAAACAAAAAGAAAATTTTCACCTATGAAGGAATTTCCACTGATACCTTATTTGGTCAGCATCTCTTTCCTAGTACTGGTAAACGTATTGTTG